AACGCATTTAAAATCGGTTTCTTAGTGGTCTTGGTAATCCACCCGGCTGACCTTCCCATCCACCGAGGTAATTTATGGTAACTGGTTTATAAAAATTACCATAAGTGATTTTTCCTCCTAAAGTTCCCGTAAGTATTTGGGAAATGCGATTATTTTCAGTTTGTGATGGATCATTCCAACCTTGTTTAATTAGGTTAGCTCTTTGTTGAATACATTCACATAACGTTGTATCTGCATTATTAATATTTTTAAACGTTTCATTTGTGCGATAGAATTGTCGAATATATACTTGATTTAAAAATAATCGTAAATTACCTTTGCGTCCAGGTGTGAACCGAATGTTATTATATCGTGTCATAATTAATATTAACTAATATAATTATTCAGCGAAGTTATATATATTATTCCAAAGTAACTTAAAGAAAACAGCGAAACCTCTTTAAGTAGTTTTATTATATATTATATTCCAAAGTAACTTAAAGAAAACAAACAATTCTCTTTAAATAGTTTTAATATATATTATTCCAAAGTAACTTAAAGAAAACCTCTTTAAGTAGTTTTAATATATATATTATATTCTTGGATTTTCAAAAAAAAGCCAAAAGTGAATTGGGTTTTCGAAAATGGACATTTATAAATGTCCAAAATTGAGAACCTAAAGATAGTTTCCAAAATACACACGTCGAAGACCACTTGTGACGAGAATGCTCTCATTTCCGTTTTTTGTTCGTTTTATTTGTGACGATATTTTTTTAACATATTTTAGTAAACTATTTAGAAATATCTTATTTAGTCAATATATGTCAATATTTAGCAATCTAAAAAAACAGCTTTCCAGCCTCCAATATTCCTGTATGGACTGTGACTTCATTACTAATAAGAAAAGTAATTACGACGCCCATTTATTAACACGTAAACATAAATTAGCAATCAATGGAACGCCAGAAATCAATAAAATCCAGCCATTTCAAGCCACAGAGTTTACTTGCACATACTGTAACAAAATATATAAAGATAATTCAGGCTTATGGCGACACAAAAAAAAGTGTTTAGAGGATAATGACAAAATAAAGGAAAGTGTGATAACGGATAAAGAGCTTATTATAATATTAGTTAAACAAAATAGTCAATTGATGGATGCATTAAAAAATGGAACTAACAATACAATAAATACAAATACAAACAATACAAATATAAACTCACATAACAAGACATTTAATTTGCAAGTATTTTTAAATGAGACGTGTAAAAATGCAATGAATATTGATGAATTTGTTAGTTCAATTAAACCACAGCTAGCTGAATTAGAAGCCACTGGAAGACTAGGATATGTTGAAGGTGTTTCCAATATAATTATTAGAAATCTAAATTCATTAAACATACACGATAGACCATTTCATTGTTCGGATCAAAAAAGAGAAGTTATTTATATAAAGGATAATAATGAATGGACTAGAGAGGAAAAAGATAAACCAATACTAACAAAGGCGATTAAAACAATTGCGAATGAAAATATTAAAAATATTAATGAATGGAGAAAAGAACATCCTGATTGCGTAAAGGCGGATTCAAAAAAGAATAACTTATATTTAAAGATTGTTGGTAATGCAATGTGTGGACTAACAAAAGAAGAAACCAATAAAAATATTAACAAAATAATAAGTAATTTAGCTAAAAATGTTATAATCGATAAAACATTGTAGGGAGGGGTATACGATTTTATTATAATAAATAAAATTGAAATAATTTAAAAACAACAATGTAAGTTATATATCGCTAGAATGAACACGAATAACGAAGTAAAAGAATTATATTTTGACGTCCAACAAAAGACGGATAAGCAACATATTTTAGATAACCCGGATACATATATAGGGTCTGTTGAAACGGTTGATACGAATATGTGGATTATGAATGAAACAAGTGATAAGATTATTGAAAAAAATATTAGTTATGTTCCAGGATTATTTAAGTTATTTGATGAAGGTATTGTAAATTGTCGAGATCATGTTATAAGAATGCAATCCAAAGTGGATGCCAATGTTGATAATTCATTACCGGTTACTTATATTGATATTACTATTCAGGACGATGGCACTATTGTTATGGTAAATGATGGTAATGGAATCGATGTAGTTCAGCATCCGGAATATAAGACTTGGGTTCCTGAATTGATTTTTGGACATTTGAGAACTTCAACAAATTATAATAAAGATGAAAAGAAGATTGTTGGTGGGAAAAATGGTTTTGGTTTTAAACTTGTGTTGATATGGTCTACATATGGTTCGGTTGAAACAGTAGATCATATTCGTGGGTTAAAATATACTCAAGAATTCAAGGATAATCTTGATGTTATTTGTAGTCCAAAGATAACTAAAGCATCAAAAAGTAAACCTTATACAAAAATTACATTTAAACCGGATTACCAGAGGTTGGGTATTGATAATTTAAATACAGATATTATTGCTCTTTTGAAAAAAAGAGTTTATGATATTTCAGCGATAACTGATAAAACGATAAAGGTAAAGTATAATTCATCAATAATTCCTATAAAAAACTTTGAACAATATATTAATTTATATATCGGAGAGAAAGCAGTATCTCCTCGGGTTTATGAAGAAGCAAATGAGCGCTGGGGATATGCTGTTGCATTAACGCCGACGAACGAGTTTATACAAATATCATTTGTAAATGGTATTTACACGTCAAAAGGTGGGAAACACGTAGAGTATATTCTTAATCAAATTACAAGAAAATTATCAGATTATATTGAAAAAAAGAAAAAGATAAAAGTAAATCCAAACTCAATAAAAGAACAATTAATGTTATTTATAAGATGTGATATTGAAAATCCAGCATTTGATAGTCAAACGAAGGATTTTATGAATACTCCAATGGCAAAGTTTGGTTCGAAATGTGAAGTTAGCGATAAATTTATTGAAAAGATTGCAAAAATGGGTGTAATGGATGCGGCGTGTGCGATTACAGAGTTAAAGGATAATAAAGCTATAAAAAAAACAGATGGAACAAAAAGTAAATCAATTCGTGGAATTCCGAAGTTAGATGACGCAAATTGGGCGGGAACAGATAGATCGAATGAATGTATGATTATATTTTGTGAGGGAGATTCAGCGAAAACCGGTGTTATTTCTGGTTTAACATCAGAAGATAGAAATACAATAGGAGTGTATCCACTCAAAGGAAAGGTAATGAATGTGAGAGGTGCAACGATTAAAAATGTATCTGAAAATAAAGAAATTGCAGAAATAAAAAAGATACTTGGATTAGAAACAGGAAAAATATATAACAATATCGAAGAGGTTTATAAAAATTTGAGATATAGTAAAGTAGTATTTATGACAGATCAGGATTTAGATGGTTCTCATATCAAAGGTCTTTGTATAAATTTATTTCAAAATGAATGGGCAAGTTTAACTCATATTTCTGGATTTATTGGATTTATGAATACGCCTATTTTGAAAGCAAAAAAAGGTAATCAAGAACTGAAATTTTATAATGAGGGTGAATATGAACAATGGAAAAATGGTAATGGTAATGAGACAAACGGATGGAAAATAAAATATTATAAGGGTTTAGGTACTTCAACAAAAACAGAATTTAGAGAGTATTTTGAAGAAAAGAAATTTGTAGGTTTTGAACATACTGGAGTTGGGAGTGACGATTCAATAGATATGGTGTTTAATAAGAAAAGAGCAGATGATAGAAAAACGTGGTTGGAAACCGTTTACGATAGAAAAAGTTTTGCAGACACGAGTAAACAGTTGATTCCATATGAAGAGTTTATTAATAAAGAATTAATACATTATTCAAAATATGATTGTGATCGTAGTATTCCAAATTTAATGGATGGTCTTAAAATAAGTTTAAGAAAGATTTTATATAGTGCGTTTAAAAAGCGTTTAACAGGTGAGATTAAGGTAGCTCAATTTTCGGGGTATGTTTCAGAAAATTCGTGTTATCATCACGGGGAAGAAAGTTTGAATAAGGCGATTGTTGGGATGGCTCAAAACTTTGTGGGGTCGAATAATATAAATTTATTATTTCCATCAGGACAATTTGGATCAAGAATTAAAGGAGGTCAAGATGCGTCTAGTCCAAGATATATATTTACACGTCTTGAAAAAATAGCGAGATGTATATTTCCAGAACAAGATGATAAAATTTTGAGATATTTGGATGATGATGGAACACCTGTGGAGCCTCAATTTTATGTCCCTATAATTCCAATGATTTTGGTAAATGGTTCAAAAGGTATTGGAACTGGTTTCAGCACTGAAATAATGTGTTATAATCCGCTGGACATTATTACTTGTTTAAAAAATAAACTATGTGCAATACAAGAAAATGTTGAGTTCTTTCCTTATTATGAAGGATTTACTGGAGAAATAGAAAAGATAGATGATACTAAATTTGTGTTTAAAGGGAAATACGAAAAGATTGATAAAAATAAAATTAGAGTAACAGAATTACCGGTTGGATTTTGGACAGCAGATTTTAAAGAATTATTGTGTGATTTACAAAATGACAAGGACAAAGAAGGAAAAAAGATAGTTCCTCTTATAAAAGATGTATTTGAAAATTATACAGATACAACAATAGATTGTGTAATAACATTTAGTAATGGAAAAATAGACGAGTTAGAATCCGATAAGTTTGATTATGGTGCTAATGGAATAGAAAAATTGTTAAAATTGTATTCAACGAGTTCAACAACAAATATGAATTTATTTAATTCGGAGGATAAATTAAAGAAATACGAAAATGTAGAAGAAATAATTGATGATTATTATGAAATAAGACTTGAACATTATGAATGTAGAAAAAATTATATGATAGATACTTTAGAAAAAGAAATAGTTATATTGTCAAATAAAGTGAGATATATTAAGGAAAATTTGGAAGATACGATTGATTTAAGAAAGAAGAAGAAGCAAGAAATAATAGATATGCTTTTATTAAAAGGTTATGATAGAATTGAAAATGATGAAGAATTTAAATATTTAGTAAAAATGCCGATGGATTCAGTATCAGAGGAAAATGTAGAAAAATTAGTGTTAGAAAACCAAATAAAAGAAGATGAATTGGAGCATATTAAATCAACAATGATAGAGCAAATGTGGTTATCAGAATTATCAATTCTTGAAAATGAATATCAAGAATATCAAAAGGAAAGAAAACAAGCTCAATTAGGGGAAATAAAAAAGAAGAAGTCAGTTGTAAAGGTAACTGGCGGTGCAAAGGTAACTGGCGGTGCAAAAAAAGTAATTAAAAAATCATCAAATGTAAATGTATTTGAAGAAGTCTTTGGAGAAGATATTAATGATGAGGAAATAGTTATACAACCGAAGAAGAAGATTGCGAAGTAATTTAGGACAATTATCCAAATATTAATATAATAATATATATTTAAGTAGTTATTTAAAATATATATATAATTAAGTATTATTTATAATATGTTAGTTTATCTTTTTTTTAAAACCATTTAGGCATTAAATAATTATTTTTATCTTTATATGTTTCAACAATTGGAGTAGCAAGTGGAACAGCTAATGTGCTAACATCGTGTAAATATTTCATATAACCTTGTGCCTCAGAATACACGTGAAATACACAATAATCTAATACTATTTTATTAAGTTCGCCAATTTGTTGCGAAATATTATTGAGTTGATTTGCTGAATGTTGTAAAAATACACTTCTCATAATTATTTTAAGGGAGTCACAATCTTGTGGTGCAACTACATATTGTTGATTGGATTTGTTATAAACACCTGATCTTATTCCATTTTGAATTATTTGTATGTTTTCACTAGAGAAATATGCTTTAGATAAACTGGTTTCGTCCCATTGACCTAATGTAGGTTCCCTAAATGTAGCACATTGATTTGCTGGTATTTTATCATACATTGCAAATAGATTACTTAAATCAGGAGATTGAGTTTTATTAATAATATCAATCCTTCCATTAGAACTTTTATAACTATTCATATATATATATACTTTTAAGAAAAGTATAGCAAAAATACATATATACTTTTAAGAAAAGTATAGCAAAAATACATATATACTTTTAAGAAAAGTATAGCAAAAATACATATATACTTTTAAGAAAAGTATAGCAAAAATACATATATACTTTTCTACCTTTAAGAAAATATACTTTTAAGAAAAGTATAGCAAAAATATAGCAAATCTAATATATACTTTTTCTACATTTAAGAAAGGTAGAGCCAACACAAATATTTATATTTTGCTAAATTTTCTTAAAAATATTTATATATTTTGCTAAATTTTGCTATACTTTTCTTAAAAGTATATATATATATAAATGGCTTTTCAAAAAACAGTATTAATAATAGCAACAGTATTACTAATAGTAATATTAGTGGTGGTCGGTATTTTATTATCTAAAACAAGCGAAACCGATAATTGGCCTCCAATAGTTGGTGATTGTCCTGATTTTTGGGTTGATATGTCGGGAAATGGCGAAGCGTGTTATAATAGTCATAGTTTAGGAAATTGTAATAAACCAGCAAAAGGAATTAATCCAAATACCAAGAATTTCAATGAACCCCCATTTAATGGAGAAAATGGGGATTGTTCAAAATATAAATGGGCAAACACCTGTAAAATAACCTGGGATGGCATTACATCAGGTGTTAAAAACCCGTGTGACACAACTACATCAGAGGAAGAAGAATAATAAATATATATAAATATATTAAAATTAATTAAATATATATTTATATAATGACATATTTTTATAATTATACGGAAAATAAAAGGTTTTCAAATAACGTTAAGGATTTTTTTATGAATATAAAAACACTACCTGATGAATTAGAAGAGATTGTTTATTCATATATACCCAAAACAGCCACCATATTTATAACTAAAGAAAATTATTTGACGTGTCATCATCTTGTAAGAAATTTAGTTAATAGAAAACATATTGAAAATTATATTCGTTCAATGGTAAGACAAGATAATGATTTTGTATTTAAACTTTTGTTAGTTGAAAATTATAATAGATGGTTAAATATGAAAAAATATTATTACAAGGAATGTATTTTTAATAATTATTTGATGTTTTTAGAGTCGTATGCAATAGATAATGAATCTACTAAATGTATAAAATTATTAACTGATTTATTCGAAGAAGAAGGATTAAGTAAAAACAAACATAAAAAGAACGCAAATAGATATATAAGATGGAAACCCTAAATATTAATAATTTATTAAATCGTTGTGAAGAAGTTAATAGAGTAAAGACAATATTACAAGAGTTCGAACAGAACAAAAATAACTTATTGACTAAACGTGGATTATATATACACGGTGGTCCTGGTTCAGGAAAAACGACATTTATAATAAATATTCTTAAAGAATTAGACTATGATATAATTAAGTATGATGCCGGTGATATACGAAATAAAACAATTATTGACACAATAACAAAACATAATATGGCAGATAGAAATGTCTTGAGTATGTATTACAAAAAGGTAAAACGGATAGTGATTATTATGGATGAAATAGATGGTATGAATAATGGTGATAAAGGTGGAATAAATTCATTAATTAAAATAATAAGACCCAAAAAAACGAAAAAACAAAGATTAGAGGAAACAACATTAAATCCAATTATTTGCATAGGCAATTATCATATCGATAAAAAAATAAAAGAATTGATGAAAGTGTGTCATGTTATAGAATTAAAAACACCCACAAAACAACAAATTAATACTATTATTGAAAAAATAGTTCCTATTTTTAATACTTTAAATCCTGAAGAATGTAAAACAAATATAATTAATTATATACAGGGTGATTTACGAAAAATAAAAATTATTTATGATTTGTCGAAAAATAATGAAAAATTATTAACGGATAATAGTATTAAAAATATATTTTTGACCAAATCATATAACGATGATACAAGAAAAATAACTCAAAAACTAATTAATAACAACTATCCGATTGAAGATCATTTAACGATAATGAATGAAACAGATAGAACAATAGTAGGATTATTATGGCACGAAAATATAATAGATGTTTTGGGAAAAATAAAAAAGGATGATGCAATCCCATTTTATTTAGAAATATTGGATAATATGTGTTTTGCGGATTATATTGATAGAATTACATTTCAAAAACAAATATGGCAATTTAATGAGATGAGTTCGCTTATAAAAACATTCAAAAACAATAAAATATATCAAGACACATTTGGTTCAAATAAGAAAACAAAATATAATCCTACTGAAGTTAGATTTACAAAGGTGCTAACAAAATATTCAACAGAATATAATAATTCTATTTTTATTCAAAATTTATGTCAAGAACTATCAATGGATAATCACGATATGTTTGCCTTCTTTTTAGATTTGAAAAATAAATATAACGATAATGAAATATTGGCATTATTTGAAAATTACAATATTAGTAAGTTAGATATAAATAGAATTTATAGATATTTAGAAAAATATACGAAAGAAAATGTGAATGAAACGGAAGACGAAATGGTAGATGATGAAATAGATATTATATAACTTTAGTTCTATTACGTCTTTTTTTAACAGTGCGTTTTGTTTTCTTTTGTCTTTTTTTAACAGTGCGTTTTGTCTTCTTTTGTCTTTTTTTAACAGTGCGTTTTGTCTTCTTTTGTCTTTTTTTAACAGCACGTTTTGTCTTCTTTTGTCTTTTTTTAACAGCACGTTTTGTCTTCTTTTGTCTTTTTTTAACAGGTTTTGTTTTTTTTCTTTGTTTTTGTTTCATAGTACCTCTAGCACGATCGCCTCGTATATATTTTCGCAATTCATCGCGATTATATGTTAAAATATTTGACTTGCGAACAAACTCTAAAGATTTGGATAACCATTCGCCTTTTTCCTCGTCTGATTCATCTCTTTTAAATATTTCCATAATTTTATTGTAAAATTGTTTTACTGTTATTGTATCAATCGATTCATCTGAAAAAATATCAGGAAATAGCGGTAATAAATTACTTAAATTTGTTTCATATGATTTTAAAAAATTATCTATTTGTCCTTTCAAATAATCATCAATATTATCGATGATAGATTCAGTATCACTTATCTTTTTTTGAATTGTTCCTTTCATATATTCATTTATTTGGTTTGGTAATTGGGATTTGTATTCTTTTATTTGGTTTTCATAATATTCAATAGTATGTTTCTTTTGCAATTCATCAATGTTTAACTGTTCTATTTTTTCTTGAAATTCTGATAATGTCATTTCGATAATCGTTTCATTATGTTGTGTTTCGTTTGTATAATTATCCGAAACATAACCTAATGAATTATACCACGATTCACCTTTGGTTAATATTTTAAACACACCTAAATCAATTTCAATATCAGGTAAAATTTCAATATTGGAATCATCTTCTAAACAAATGTACTCAATATTATCCATTTGAATGCCTATTTGTTCGATTTTATCTAATGTTTCACTACCTCTTATTCCACATTTATCTATTTTATCAATTTTAATATAATCATCAAAAAATTGAAAGATTAAACAATTTGTTTCACCAGTAGCAATTCTGAAACGAAATTCGCCCGGAGGCATTGGACGAATTGTAAATGTCGGTTCAGGAAAAAATTCATTTAAAAGCGTATCAATATTTTCTTTGTACGACATTAGAATGTTATAAAATACATACATATTTTAATTCTCCTAAGTTTTCTAATAAAATTAGAATTAAAAAAAAATCTAATTTTATTGTAATAAATAAATATAATATTTAAGATGTGTCCACATATAATGCCTTTTTAATCCACCTTTCTTTTGTTTCACTAGTAACATTAGTAAAATGGTGTTTTTCATACTGTTCAGGAGAATCATAAAAAAGTATAAGTGGGTCTTTTCTTCCGTTATAGCCAGTTGCATCAGTTACCTTGAAAAGAGTGGATTCTTCTTTACTGCCAACTAAAATATCATATCTTAATCCCGTAACTGCATTTCGAATTAGACTTCCTCTGTGAGCAGATCCATAATTTTCAATATTAATACGCTTATAATATTTCCCATCAGTCCATTTTTGATTAAATGGAAGAGTATACTTATCGTAATATTTATCCAATTTCTTTACAGCATAATCCGCCTCTTTTATTCTTAATCTCCATTCGGTTGATGATTCATCATTAAAGTTGGAATCTACAAGGTCGTCGTAATACATATTGATATGTTATATTATTATGTAATTATTCTTTATATTATTTTAATATATATATATTATTTTAATATATATATATTATTTTGTTATTGTAGATGTAGAACTTGTTGAATGACGAAGTTCATTTACTTCTGTTGTTAGTTGTTTGATTTTTTTAAGGAGTTCACTAATTAATATATTTTTATCTGATAGTTTTTTTTCATATTCCCTATCTGTATTAAAAGACAATAATTTTTGCTGTGATTGTAGCATTTTATTATGATCTTCTAATCGTTTAGCTCTTTCTTCTTCCATTTTTTTAATCTGTTCTAATAATTTTGGTTTATTTTCGGGTCTTCCATGTGTATAATTTTCCAAAAGAGTATTCATATCAAACATATAAAATTGTTTTAAAATGGGATCTTTAATAAAATCATCAACATTATAAGGTGACAAATTTATTTTTGTTTGTTCAGGAATTTCCAATAGCTTCTCTTTATTTAAAGAATTATGTTTATGAGAAAATACTAATATTGATTTCAACGGGTCTAATTGAATTAAAGGTATTGTATATCCTTTTGTAAATTTATTTTCTTCTGCTAAAGCAAGATTATCATCATACTTTGTTTGAGATAACAATTCTTTTTTAAATGCAAATGTAGCCGCGGTTGAGTGATATTGTTTATATGGACCACATTGATATACCGCATTTCTAGAATCAAAATATATATGCATTTCTGATGAACCAGCAATTAAAAATTGTGGATTTTGTTGCAAAGTGTCAACCGCGTGTGAAATGCGTTCCGGAGGATAGTAGTCGTCATCATCCATATAAATAATAATATCACCAGAGCATTTTGTATGCATAAAGTTTCTTTTTTTACCAAGAAGCATTTTTTCATCATAATAAAAGTATTTGATTTGGGGTATATCCTTTATAAGATCTTCAATAGGATCAGTTCCATCATCGATAATAATCCATTCAATTCTGTCTTTGGGATATGTTTGATGTTCAAAACATTTAATTAAAAATGGAATAAAAGGTCTTCTGTTAAATGTTGGAGTGCACAAACTAACAAATGGAAATACCTTTGTTTTGTCTTTATTCTTATTTTTATTTTTACCCATACTTATAAATAGTAATTAATATTTAAATTGTTTATTGTTTCAATAATTAAACAAATCTTATTTGATATTGTTTTGTTTTTCCTTTTCTATTTCCACCCTTTTGTCCTGTTTTTGGCATCGGAAAATCATTGTCAGGGTTAAATCGTGATATATCTTCTGTTACTGGTGATGTTTGTGTTACTGGTGATGTTTGTGTTACTGGTGCTGTTGGGTTATTCATTAATTCTTCGGATGGTGCTGTTGGATTATTCATCATTTTGTCGGGTGGTGCTGTTGGATTTACTAAAGGCCTTGATTCTGCAAAAGACACTGGTATTGATTCTACATATTTTGGGTTACCATCTGTTGACCCCCCAACATCATTAGTGCTTGTCAGATTTCTATAATCCTTACTATTTTTGTATTCTAAATTTTTGTCATCAATAGGTATAGGTTTACATATTTTAATTATCTTTTTTTTATCAAGATTAGCTACACTTAATGGTTTTATATTTTGTCTTATTTTATTACTGAATCCGTCAGATGTAGGCATTTCATTTGTATAAAATCCCATAAAATATGCAAAAGCTACAGCTAAAACAATACCAACAATAGAATTATTTCCTAAATATGTAATTCCATTTGAAAATAAACTAATTGTTGCGAGAATAATAAAGAAAAATTGTTTATATGCAAATGTATTTTTAATAAAATCACCAATATTCATTTCTTTATTTATTGTTTTTAGCTTATATGTAGCAAATAATGGAGATATTAATCCATAAAGTGTAAAAAATATTGGTGTTATAAATACAGATATTAATCCAATCCACCACCAAATAAAGCAAAATAATAATAATTTTACACTAAAGAAACTAATATCTTCGTTTGATTGCCATAATACTGGGATATTAGTATTTTGTCTAAAAGAATTAGGCATTTCAGAAGATTCGTTTCTAAATAATTCAGGTATACATATTATATGATAAAAAATGCTAATACAAACATTAAAAAAATATAATGCCATCCATATAAATATTCCAAAAAAACCATAAATAAACATAATGGCTGACTCGGGAAGGTAACTTAAATAATAAAAAATAGTATTTATTGCAAGAAAGTTTTTAGCAACAATATTATCATAAACAGAAGAAAAAAATAATGAAGCACTTGCTGACATTCCTCCCTTAGGATCATTAGCATTTTCTTTTAAATAACATAAAAAACTCTTATTAAAACTGTCTAAATATTTTTGAGAATTAAATACAGCTTTTTGTGATAATGTATCTTTATTTTCAGAAAAAAAAGATGGTCTCATAATATTGATATCAATTTCTCCATTTCCAACTATTCGATCAAAAACGGTATAAGGGGCTAATTCAATATTATCAGGTAAAATATTCGCTTGAGCAACCTTACTTGTAAATAATCCTAATGTTCCAATAACAAAAATAGATATACCAATAGTAAAAACAATACTTGATAAATAATTTTTAATAAATTTTTTAAAATCATCAGAAGTAATTGAAGTGGTTGTTTCTTCGTTTTTTTTTTCATCAATAGCGCTAGTATCTTCAGTTGTTGACATTAGTTATAATAAATATATATTAAATTATTATAATACTTATTAATTTTCTTCAATAATATAATATAAATAAAATCTAAATTCTATATATGGCACTCGATTTTAAATATACAATAATATATATTTTTTTATGTTTATTTCTATTTAGGTTTATCATAAAATATGGTTCTTCAGTTTGTAGCAGTTTAAAAGAAGGTCTAACAGAATTTGAAAAATATTCACAGCAAATAATACCTTATCCAGAAGATAGTCGGATCAATTATAATGATTTGAATTCACCTCAATATAGTCACACCGTAAATTTACCAATAAATGATCCTGTTAGTTGTAAGAATTTTTGTGGCCCAAATGCTAAATGTTTACTAACCAAAGAACAATGCACATCTGATATAGATTGTCAAGGTTGTAATCCCGGACCTACAAAACAAACAGCGTGCGATACAAAAGATGTTGCCCCATATGATGGTGCTGGAAAAGGATTACAACATAGTCCATTAACTACAGGTTATAATAATCATAATATTAATTTTGCGCAAATATATCCAGATTCAAAAGATGCTCAAATAAAGAGACCATATGAAGGGTTAGATAAGTGGACGGATTCTTTTAATAAAGGATTAGAATTATATAATAAAAAAAGAAGTATTGCGGATAAGTATAATACAACAATGGATACAACTTTTGATACATCATTTGAAACAAAATATCCTACAACCATATCAGCAACAGGACTATTTTATGAGACGACGCCACCAGCGTCAAATGCGAGCCTTTTCAAGTTGCGTAAGTTAAACCAACATTACCCCCAATAAAATGTGCCATATTTATTCTTTCTTCGAATAAATGTAAATCAAAATTATAATCGTATATCATCCAGCTACTTTTATTAATTCCTATGATTGAACCCGTTTCAGGGTCACAAATAGTTAAACTTTGAGCGAATGGATCTAATGGAGGAATAATTGTAGTAAACTCTAATTCAATTTGATTAAACCTGCTCATATTTATGGCACCAGATGGTTGTAAATCTGCGTTATTCGAATGAAGGCTAAAATTATAACAATATAATCCAGAGGGAGCATTACCAGTAGTTCGTATATATTTCTCAATATAATCGAAAACTCCAGCGGGTTGTATATTTTCTCTGTAAGAACCGTCTAATAAGATTCCCATTGCAATTAAAATCAATTTATCATTTTGAGGATTGTACGTTTGATTAATTAAAAGACCCGTTAGTGTTCCATCGGGATTTACACCGGGACCAATATCTACTGGTGTTAATAATCCATTTATAGTTCTATAAATCGTATAACTTCCTGATGTGGGAGCTTGTATCACATTCAATGGTAAATAATTATATGGCCAATTGGTGTAATTCGACCATTCATTTCTTAAATTAGCATCGCTGCGTTGAAAATAGAACAACCAATTAGAGACCATACCCAATGAATCTAATTGCACTTTATTTGGTCCAGTAACATTGGGAATTATTCTTTCATAAACCTGTTTAATTAAATATTTTTGTTCATTTACAGCAAATAATCGTTGTTCATCATTCGATAAAAAACAATAAGTGCAATTTAAATGAACGTCGGAATTCCATAATGTTCTCTGATCAGAATATGAGTTAATATCAATAACAACATCGGGGGGAGGGTGTAAGAAACGATAAAATTGCATATACCATAAATTAAAATTAGGAGATACATATGGATAGTTATTAGTAGCATCAAATACATCACGAATAGTAAATAATTGATTAATTGGTCTGAATGTAATATTTATATGCAATTCATTGTATTGAAGGGAGGTTAACGGAAACGCCATTTGTGATTTTAAACCAAACCAACTGTTTAATGGTATGTATAAAATGCGGTCTCTTATGGAAGGTTCTGGGCCAGCTAAATCTCCGGTATAATAAGAATTTGGATATGAATTAACCCGAGAATTAGAATTAGCTGGATCTGTTAGTTCGGGAACCTGACCAATCATTTTATTAAATAATTCTTTTTTATCATAATTAAAATCACGTTGAACCGAAGCCAATAAATAATCACCAGAATATTCTTGTAATGTAAAATTTCCGCAAGTTATACTAATTTTGGATATCATTTTAGCGCCAATATTTTCTATCCATTTAAATTCATACGGAGCCCATTGTTCAATATTTCCTAGTCCCTGTGAGGTGGTTTGTTCGGTAATTTGCTGTGGTGGAAGAATAGGGCTCCAAATATTTGGCAAAGCAACTGATATGTAGCAATCCATTAAAAGATCAGCATATCTAGGTATTTTAAATGTTAAGCTGGATTCTTCGCTTAATCTTAATGTTTTTGAACCTTCAAAATCCACTCTGAATTTCTGAAGACCAAAATTGGTGTATTGATGAAAAGTCGATTTAAAAAACGATTTTGTTGGATTTCCGTTAAGTATAATATTTTGTTGTCCTGCTGAAACGAGGTTCATAAGTCCACCGGGCATTTTTATAATATAATAATATATATTTAATTACTTATTCATTATTATATTTTATTTCGCTATAATTTATTATAAAAAAGTATATATATTATAATATGGACAAGACATTAAAAATGAATATTTTAATTATGGTTATTACAGGTGTGTTACTTCTAATTATTATTTTTTATATTTTCCATTTTATACGTTTAAGAGGTCAAAATTGTAATTTTATGGATTCTATTTATGGTGATCTAAATGGAAAAATCCGATCAATAGATAATAATGAAAAATTTAATTATACATTAAAAGATTATTATATTAAGTCCGCATACAATTGTTGTAGTGGAGGAAATTATAAGAACGATTATGTTGATCTTTGCGTATTGAAAGACTTATTAAAACAAGGGGTTAGAGGTCTGGATTTCGAAATTTTTTCTATAGATGATCAACCGGTTATAGCAACTTCAACTGTTGATAGTTTTTATATTAAAGAAACTTTTAATTATATTGAATTTGTTAATGCAATGAATGTTATTCGCGACTATGCATTTTCGACGTCAACCGCGCCTAATTCTTCAGATCCAATTATTATTCATCTTCGTATCAAAAGCGCAAATCTAACAATGTATCAAAATTTTGCTTTACTCTTAGAAAATTATAATTCTATTTTATTAGGTAAAGAGTATGATTCTGAAAATAATGGTCAGAACTTTGGCGATGTTGAATTAAGAAGTTTAATGGGTAAAGTGGTTATTATAGTTGAAAGAAGTAACAATGCATTTATAGAATGTCCCGAGTTTTATAAATTTATTAACATTACAAGTAAGTCTGTTTTTATGAGATCATATCATTATTATGATATTGAATTTACACCATCTAAGGAGGAACTTATTAATCATAATAAACAAAATATGACGATTGGAATGCCCGATAAAGGTTCCGATCCTGAAAATCAAAGTTCGATTGTTATGAGGGAAATGGGATGTCAACTTTTAGCAATGAGATATTCAGTGTTAGATAGTAATATTGAGGAAAATAATATGTTTTTTGATAATAACGGATATGCTTTTGTATTAAAACCTGTGCTTTTACGTTATATTCCTGATACTATTCCATTACCTCCTCCACAAAATCCGGAATTATCTTTTGCAGAGCGAACTGTGCAATCCGATTTTTATAAGTTTAATATCTAATTATTATACCTTTAAAAAGGTATAGCCAAAATATATACCTTTTAAAAAGGTATAGCCAAAATTATATACCTTTATACCTTTTAAAAAGGTATAGCCAAAATTATATACCTTTATACCTTTAAAAAAGGTATAGCCAAAATATATATTATAAAAAGTTTTTAAATATATATTTTATATATATATATATAATGCATAAAAGCTATAAACGAAAAAATACTCGTAATAAAACTCGTAAAAAATATTATAAAGTTGGCGGCGGTGATGATGATCCAATCATTGAACCAATTGTTACATCAGAAATTAGTGATGTGAATACTAAAATTACTAATTTAGAAAATTCAATTAATACAATACTTGATGAAATACCTGTATGTATAGGTTATAAACTTTTTGGAGTTAATCAATATCCTATTAAAATTCCATTATTTGTAAAAAGAAATATTGATTCAGAAACTTTTTTGGAAATTATAGGAAACGCTGGTACAAGAAACCGTAATAGTTCCAGTTACGAATGGATACACGAAATTAAAAAAATACAAGTCGTTGAAAGTTTAAGAGAATTACTTAACCTAATTGATTTAAAAGCAGTATATTCTTTACCAAATGTTAGAGGATTACCATTAGAACAGTGCTCTAAAAATATGGTATGTGATGATGCTGAAGATAGACAAATATTTGAAGTTTTAAAAAATAAACAAAATATACAAAAATTACAAGTAAAATATCATAATTTATTTGAACGTCCGGATCCAAAATTTTTTGAATATAACCCTTTTGCTCATCGTTAGAGTATTTTTTTTTTAAAATATTTTATTACTTTAAAGTACTTGTAAGAACCTATCATTTATAAAGTGATCCAACACATATTTTAAATATTTAAGAGTGTAAACATTTAAAAAATGTATAGCCAAAATTATATACTTTTATACCTTTTAAAAAGTTTTTAAATATATATAATATATATGAAATATGTATGTGATAAAAAAATGACATTTAATGATTGTGAATTAGCTATATTAAGAGCGGCAGTCGATAAAGCCGAAGAACGACAAGGAAGAAAAACAGCTAATTCACCTGAGATTAAAAATATTATTTCAATTGTTGAAAATTTTTTAAGAAAAAAACAATTAATTTGTTATGGAGGAATTAGCATAAATTCGGTATTACCAAAACAAGACCAATTTTATAATAAAGATCTTGAAATACCAGATTATGATTTTTATAGTTTTGATGCGTTAAATGATGCAAAAGAATTAGTTGACATTTATGTTTCAACTGGGTTTCAAGAAGTGGAGGCAAAATCTGGTCAACATCACGGGACATATAAAGTATATGTAAATTTTATTCCCGTAGCTGACATAACACAAATTCCAAAGGAATTATTTAATGCAATAAAAAAAGAAGCTATAAAGGTGACTGGAATACTACATTCGCCTCCAAATTTGCTACGTATGAATATGTTTTTGGAATTATCTCGACCTGCTGGAGATACAAGTCGTTGGGAAAAGGTATTAAAAAGATTAACATTATTAAATAAAAACTATCCGTTATCCGCAAATCAATGTGCAACCGTTGATTTTCAACGTCAAATGGCAGATACAGATAATTCTGATAACATTTATGAAAATGTCCAACACACATTAATAGATCAAGGTGTTGTGTTTTTTGGAGGTTACGCTTTATCAATGTATTCGCAATATATGCCTAAAAATTTGAAACATAAATTACAAAAAATACCTGATTTTGATGTATTATCTGAAGAGCCAATGCTTACTGCTCAAATAATTAAAGAAAGATTATCAGATATAAATGTAAAAAATGTGAAGATTATTAAAAGGCCAGGTATTGGAGAAATTATTGCGCCACATTATGAAATCAAAGTTGATAAAGACACTGTAGTATTTATATATGAACCACTGGCGTGTCACAGTTATAATATTGTAAATGAAGGGGGATACAGTGTTAAAATTGCAACGATTGATACTATGCTTAGTTTTTGGCTGGCATTTTTGTATGCTAATCGACCATATTATGATAAAGACCGTATTTTATGTATGTCCAAATATTTATTTGATGTTCAAGAAAAAAACAGATTAGCTCAAAAAGGATTACTTAAACGATTTAGTATTAATTGTATAGGTCATCAAGAAACAGTTGAAGAAATGAGAGCCGAAAAGGCTAATAAATATAATGAATTAAAAAATAAAAAAAAAGACGCAGAATATGACTCGTGGTTTTTAAAATATAGACCAACTGATGGCAAAGATATTGATGAAGATACTAAAAAAAAGAAAAAAACGAAACGAACAAATATTAGAAAGAAAAAAACAAAGAAACGTAAAGGGATTTTCTTTTAATTATTTTATATATGTTTATTTTGTAATATTTTCTCTAAAAAAATATCCTTATTATTATTTGAATTCATATATATATTTGTTATTTCGGCCGGTGTGTAAAAATCTTCTTTAATATTTTGTAATATGTTATCATCTATTTCTTCTTCGAAAAAATGTTTATACATTTCTTTTATAATTTGATGTGAAATATATGATAATTCTAAAGTTATATCAATTCTACCTGGTCTTACAAGAGCCGAATCTAATTTATGATAATAATTTGATGATATTATCATTATTCTACCTGATGTTTCACGTATACCATCCCATAAATTTAATATATCATCTAACGTAATTAGGTCGTTTTCATTAAAAACACTTATTGTTTCACTAATTTTTTCATTAATTTTTTCATTAATTTTTTCATTTATATCATCACTTTTATCACTTTTAAGATTTCTATCTAAAACTATATCTCCAATACAATCTATATCTTCAAATACTATTATTTTTTTATCGAATCCTATAACATTTTTATTATTTTCATTATAAAACTCTTCAAAAAATATATTATTTAATTGTATTTTGGTTTTAATCAATTTTAACGATATAACAATAATGTTACGCTTTGTATAGTTAGCGATTGACTTTATAATTGAAGTTTTACCTGTTCCAGGTGGGCCATATGTTCCAATCCCCAATGAATATGGTATTCCCTTATCATAAAACCATTGTTTGTTATGTAAAAAAAAGTCTATTTTTTTAATAATATCATTTTTTTCTTTAAAAAATATATTAGAAAATGTTCGTGTGCTTAAAAATTGTATTTCATTCCATAATTCAAAACTTTTTTTTGAATATTGTGCCTTTATTAATGTATAAATAAATAATTTATTTTTTCTACTATTTTCAATAAAAGTTATATATTTGTTAGTTAAATTATCTACATAATTTTTTATTGTATTTAAATCACTTTTATATGAAAAAAGAGTAATTGTAATTGTATCATATTGGCGTTTTGGAGTCATTTTATCTTCAGAACCATTTGATGATGTTTCAATATTAACTTTTATATATAAATCTAACTTCTCGCAAAGTATAAATTGTTTATGTTGTGTTACCATATAACAAGACGTATTATTACTCTTATCATTCATACTTGAGTCATTAAATATGCTTTTTTGTTCTATTGTATATTCAGTTATCTCGTTTATACTTTTATTATTTTCAATACTTTGAATAATAAAATACAACAAGGCTTTAAAACTATCACTAAATGAATTTGTACGAGACATACTTCCGTCATATACGCTATTTCCCGTGCATATGGTTCCTTGATATATTATTATATTTTTTTTATAAAAAATATCTGCCACATTTATCATATCTAAATTTAACTTTAAATAATAATTGTTTAATTTTTTAAGTAATATTGTAATAAGTGATAAAAATATACTTGTTACAATCATATCTATAATTGGATTCCCTATTTTTATTTTATCAAAAATAATCATATTTAAAATACTATTTGTAACTGTGTCAAATTGAAAATTATTAATCATTAATTAAACGTAGATATAATTAACATATTGTTTTTAATATATTTTCAATACTGTTTATTTATATATGTGTAACCCCATTCCAACTTTAAAATAATGAAAAAAACTTTTACGATCTTGTAATCTACAAATATCTGTATCAGTTATTACATCAATCCAAGATAAATAATTTGATTTTTTTAGAGTATCACGAATTTCTCCTCCATAAGAAATAAACCCAACAACTAACAAAAATATAATAAAATAATAAATAATTGTTTCAATTTGATTAATTGTTGTAAAATCATTTTTATCGATTTTAAATAATCGTATTTTATAGGGCCAATCTAGTGTTATCCAATATTGGTTTTTATTATATATGTCTTGATCACTTGCATTAATTATTTGACTTCCTCCTTCTAAATAAAAATCTTTGTTTAATTCTAAAAAATATATTGAAAAAATGAGAAATAATACCAATACTGAGATTTTCATATCTAAACGCATTACAATTAAAAATCCTATGAAATAAAATATGGAATACACAAATTTCTCTATTGGCGGAGTATATTCTAATGTACCTGTTCCTGAGAGTAACGTAACTAAGAAATAAAATAAAAAAAATGCAATTAAAAGTTGTAACCATTTATGTTGTTTTAGATTGTTTATTTGATTACAAGTAAAAATACTGGTTCCTATAAAATTACCAACTAACAACAAATAAAAAATAGCAAATGACTTTATTATATCTGCTTGATTTTGAGAAATTTCATTAATATAAGTATTTAGCATATTATTTACTTATATTATATTTATTACTTTCACTTTCACTTTCACTTTCACTAACAATTTTCATTATTTTTTTTACTATTTTGGTTGATATAAATTGTTTGGAACATTTAGGGCAATGAAATGAATTACAACTAATGTAATTTAATGATGGAGAACAATTTTCTGTATGACAGTAAATACAAGTTCTGTCATAAATATTATAAGATTTAGTTGTTTTTGTTTGATAAAAAAGAACCATTCATTATTATGAATATATAATAAAAATATATAATTTATACGCTTTTTATAATTAAAATTTACTAAAGTTTTTTACTGTTTTATTCAAGTTAAAATTTACTAAAGTTTTTTACTGTTTTATTCAAGTTAAAATTTACTAAAGTTTTTTACTGTTTTATTCAAGTTAAAATTTACTAAAGTTTTTTACTGTTTTTGACAATGAGTAACAAATAAACCCAAATAACGCACACGTGAATACTAACCCATTAAAATTATAATTACCATCTGTGTGACAAAAAAATGGAAAATATTTAAATATATTTTTTTTAAAAAAAGGCAATTGAAATAAAAAATATAAAACGGCTAATAACAATGGACCTTGTATTTCATCATAAAGATTATCTAATGAATTTTGATTTTTTTCCGCAGCATAATAATAGTTTATATCATCACTTGTATCATTAATATAATCTTTTGTAGTTGCAGGTGGAACATAATTTGGTTGAACTTGAATATCACTTGTTAGTTGATCTGTTTGTAATGGTATATCTCTACTCGGTAATTGTGTTGCTCCAGATAAACTAGCTTGTTGAAGTCCATTCACTATTTGACTTATAGTATTCTGATCAAGTGTCATAGCACCCTTATTTTTATTGGTTTCGTTAATATCTAAACTAATATTCCCACCAATAGGTCCAGACGCGGTTGGTAAATCATTTATACTTGTTGTGTTAATTTCAGACATATTATATATAAATATTCAAGTATTTTGATATTTACGCAATTTTAACCGTCTTTTTATTTTTTTCACAATTAATAGCCTCTTTTTCAAATTTATAACATTTTCCGTCAAATTTGTATGTTTGGTCTTCTAATTCTTCAGTTGGAGGCGACCTTATAATTTTACAATATTTCCCTTTACAAACCGTTCTAAAAAATGTTGCTAAACCAATTCCTAATAATATTGACATCATTATTTTACCTGTATGGCTATGAACAAATTTATCTAAATACATTTATATTATGTTAGTATAAAATAATATAAATTATTGAATTGGAACCGTTTTTATTGAGAATGGATTTATGGGGCAATTTGTTTCAACTGGTTTATATTGAAAACATTGATTAACCCCATCTTTATATTGAGTTTTTAAATAATTTTGAGGACTTGGATAAACATATACCGTTTTAATTTCAGGACCAGTAATATAAATACATAATAAGCCAATTCCAAAACTTATTAAAAATACAGGCAATGATACATACTTACTTAACATATATATTTAACCAATATTTTTAAAAATACCCACGTCCAAATTTAGCTTTTGCGGCTAATAAACGTTCCAATTGTTCATTAAACATACCGTATTTAACATCATATCTAAGTGTTGCATTATTTATATCCATTTTGTTTTTGGTCATCCGGTCATTAAGTTTATCTTCTGTGTATATTAATGATAATAAGTTCTTTTGATATGCGTTGTTTGGTTCATAATTTATATTATCAAATAAGTCATTAATGATTTTCGACTCAAAATCATATTTACCAGTGGTGTTGTAGTTGGCAATATCATTGTCGGTTGGTAATTTTATATTTTTCGGTAATCCTAATTTACAGGGTTGACCATTCTTTCTTCGTCTATAACAATCATTCACAAAAGTAACTAACCAATCTTTATCTTGTAAAAGTAATTCTTTTAATTCTGTAGGTGTGTTTTGCCATAAACGATTATATACACTATTACCCCATTCAAGCTTTCCAGATTCTTCGAAAATAGGAATTACATCACCTTTATCTTCATATTGAGCTTCCATAAGTTTTTCTTCTTTAAATAAGTTCATTTTGTCAAATTCGTCTTTAGGTTCTTCAAATTCTTGTCCTTTTTCTTCTTCTAATTCTTGTCCTTTTTCTTCTTCTAATTCCTGTCCCTCTTCATCTTCCTCCAATACAAGTTCAACTGGTTCTCTTTTTCTAGTTTTATTTTTTGAATCTATTTTTTCTTTTCTTGATTTTTTCTTTTCCTTTTTAATACCCTTTACAAATTTAATAACTTTATCATCCCCTTTGTAAAAGTATTCGTTATTTTCTAATGAAATTGGTAATTGAATTAATTTATAAATATTATTCATTTCATCAAATTCAACCATATTAACATCATATTTAATTTCTTGTATTTCCTTTAATTTAGGTATCATTTCATTTATATACAAATAAATAGCTTGGTTTATTATTAATTCATTATTAGTTTCGTCATATTGCTTAATCATTTCTTTGAATGGAAGTATATATCCTTTACCAAAATCGTTTATATTTTTTTTTAATAACATTTTTTTCTCTGGATTATTATTTCTAAGTATGTTAGTTTCAATCATAATTCCAGCATTATCACTTTCGCTTTTAAGGTCCTCTGTCAGTTTATCAAAAATACCCATGACATTTTTATCGAAAAATATTGCGTTATTCTTCTCTTTAATTATGTTTAATTTTATTTCATCAATATAACCTAATCCAGAATTAATAAATTTATTCATACCTTCTCTAATCCCATAATTAATTTGAATATCTAATGGGCACGGATTTTCAGTATCTCCGCATTTAGCCATAAATTTTTTAATATTATCTTCAATATCATTTCGAATCGTAAATAACGTTCCAACATTTCGTTTACAATTAATACATTCTTGTTTTGGTAATTTAGAAAATTCAACCTTTTTCTCTCTTTTAGATTTCTTATTATTAAGAATTGGCTTAACATATTTTTCATAAAATCCATTTTCATATTTATCTTTTAATCTATAAAATTCGTTAATGGCTTCTATAGGTGTTATATTTGATTCATTCATTATAAAATATACTTATATATTTATTCTATATTCTTATTATTTAAGTTTATTTATAGGAGTATCATTTATAATATCAAATTCATTATCCCATTGCGGTAATCCAGTTATTAATTTTTGTTGCGCTCTTGTTTTAGCATCTTGGTAATTTCGAATTTTTGATAATATATATTGTTTTTTTTGCAGTTTTTTTTCTTCTATTTCTTCTGGTGTTAATTTGCCTTTATATTTATAAAGGAGTAATATTCCTAAAATAATAAAAAACACAACTAACAATCCAATATTAAAGTTAATATTATGATATTTTTCCTTAAATTGATGACATTGTTTAAGAGTTTCATTAATAAAATATTTTACGCCAGGTTCGGTTAACATTGGTCTTATATGTTCTACTCCAAAGGTATTCATTATTAAATACCTTTAAAAAACAAAAAAAAATTATACCAATTAACTATATGGACGTCTCTTTTCAATCATTGTTATTTTTTATTATTATAACCATAATATATTTTATATTTCCGAGTATAGGTAAACCTCAACTAACATTAGACATTTTGCAAAGTGAGACAAATAAGAATGAATTTGATAATAACAATATGAAAAGTTTAGCATTTTATTTGGGAGCTGTTGTTTTAACACAATTAATGCTAAATATAGGTTATTTAATGACTAAATGTGGGGGGTCTTTGAATAAAAATATCGGAGCCGCCGCAATATTTACATTTATTCCGTGGGTTCTTATTTTTGGAATAATGTTGTTAGTATTAATTATGTTTCCTGGATTTAAAGGTGCATTTGCAGATGTTATTGGTTATTTTGTTGTTGCTGGTGGAGCTAATGATATTTTTGGTTCTATATTAATTGGAACAGATTTAAATGATATGATCGAAAAAAGTGAGAACCCAGAAAAAAAGAAAGAACTAACACAGGCAGCAGAAGCTATTGTTAAAATTTGCGGAAATAAATCTATATTAATTAATCAAATAAATACCGATAATTTCTTACAAATATGGGATATATTAAGACCATTAATGACACCAGGATCATATGAAAACACTAAAATTAAACAAGAATTATTAGATTTAGTTGTATTAAAAGATAATATCGGAGAGGCATTTTGGTATGTATATACTGCTATATTAATTTCATCTATTGTATATTATAATTTAGCAACAAGAGGATGTGTAAAAAGTGTCGATCAAATGAAATCAGATCATGAAGCATATGTTCAGTCGCAGGAGGAAGCTAAAAAACAAGAAGAATTAAATAATTCTATCACTTATACTGTGTAAATAATTATATCTGTATAAATAATTATATATATTTAAATTATGACAAGTAACCTAACTATAGAAATCAATAAACTAACAAATGCATATAATAATTCTATAAATATATTAGCTAATCAATTCAGAGCAAACATCAATATAATCAATAGATATAGATTATCTATATATGTAAAGACAAATTTAATAAGATTAATTACAATAAATTACAATAAAAACATTAAAAGGGTAACCGACGAATATAATATTAAAAAACAACAACTTATTCAATTAATGACTGTTATAAATGCAAATGCAAATACAAATGCAAATAAAAACGCTTTATTAATCGGGATTAATTATATAAATACGCCTAATCAATTGTATGGTTGCATAAATGATACAAACAATATAAAGGATTGTTTACAAAACAATTTTAATTACAAAATATTCAATATTTTAACTGATTATACTAACAAAACACCAAATAAATTAAATATTATTAATGAGTTTACTAATTTGTTAGTTAATTCAAATAATGGAGATAATATTTTTTTCTTATATAGTGGACACGGAACTTATACAAGTGATCTAAATAATGATGAAACGGATGGACAAGATGAGATGATTGTTCCTGTTGACGCCACTGATATTAACTCGTGTATTTTGGATGATGAATTAAACAATATAATTATGAAATATTTAAAAGTTGGAGTAAAATTATTTATCATGTTTGACAGTTGTTTTAGTGGAACTGTTCTAGATCTTAAATATAACTATTTAAACCAAAATACCGATATTATAACCATAAATCCAAAAGTTCAGGATACACAAGGACAAGTAATAATGATTAGTGGATGTAGAGATGATCAAACAAGTGCTGATGCATATGTTAACTATTTTAATACCAATATTAATTCAGGGGCAATGACATTTTCTTTTTTACAAACTATTCAACAATTAGGTGTAAATATTAGCCTAAAAACGTTGATTGAAAATATGAGAAAAATTTTAAAAGACAACGGATTTTCTCAAATTCCTCAATTATCAAGTGGAAATCAACTAGATATTAGTAAAACAATTTTACCATTATAAATGTAAATAATATAGCACTATTACATACGTTAATATTCCTAAAATAATTGAAAATAACCATAATGGCAAAATTGTTTTATTTTTATAACCTACACCAAATTCTCTTATTGAACCATCTTTATTATATAAAAAATTTGGTTTTAACATTTGAACTAATCCGAAAATAAATAAAAATAAAACAATTGACACTAACGTTGTATTATTTCTTGTAAATGTTCTTAACATATATATTATAACTATTACTTTTTTATAATATATTTAATTTTACGTTGTTCAATTTATATATGCGATGCTAAAATATTCATAAAATTATATAAATATTTAATCATATTCGCCATAATTTTCGTTTTCTTCGCCCCATGGGTCCCCATCATCATAATCATCGCTTGGGTTCATATCCATTGCTAAATCCATATCTATTTCTTGATCAGTTACCATTTCGTCTATCTCATCATCTAATTCAATATTATCGACTGCTCCTTTTGTTCTTTTTAATTTATTCTGAAGCCTTGATACATTTTCGGCTATTTTTTTATCATGTTCAAAATGTTCTGGGTCATATTCCTTTATACCTTTTGACATACCTAAACTATATAATGCTCCCAGTTTATGATGTTTCAATATTGTATCTACCGCTCTTGCATCATCTGTCATATCTCTTAATTTATCTGTAAAATCGTATTTTTCCGCCTCTTTTAACTTAAATACATTATCTTGTATGTCTTCATACGAAACATTTATTGTCTTTTTCGATCTCATCATTATTTTCAAATATGATACTAACAATTTTGCAACATTTTTATTTAATTTCATAACATCGCCTTCAATAAAGTCCTTTTCTAATTCAGCAAATCTTAAATCTTGTTCAACCAAAAAATCAGCAGAAAATGTATCCATTTCACTTATCTCTGGATTAACTAACATTCTTGATACCATTGTTGGTTCTTTTGTTAAATACATATAATCGGTTAATACTGATAAAAAATAATATTCATATAATAATGTTGTTATTCGTTTATCAAATACATTATATACTTCTTTATCCCCTATTTTAATTTTTGTTAGTATAGGGGTGTTTTGAGACAATAAATAAGTTCCTCTACTCTTTGTTATTATTTCATTTAATACATTTGCTATTATAGAATCACCATAGAATTTTTCAATTGGTGTGTAAAAATCAGATACCATTTTTTTAATATCATTTGAATGATCTAATGCTAATCCCCAATATTTTGGGGGATCAATTGATTGTATTTTCTGATTAATAATCATTGAAGGGAAAACAACTACTAACAATTCTATATAGCTTTTTATAAAGTTGATATAATTGTATAATCCATCATCTGATATGTTATTTTCATTTTTAATGTCCATCTCTTTTTTATCAAAATTCCAAACACTTATTTCTTTAATAAATTTTGTCATATTTTTTAATTCATTTGGACCTATTTCAGCCTTTGATCTAATAAATTCTATTAATTCATTTCTCATTTTAATTATGGAAGTTTGTAGATAATCCTTTAACTTTCTCATTTCTTTTGTATCCTCTTCAATAAGAACATCATATGTTTCAACTACATTTTCCAAATGTTGCCTAAAAGATTTGGACACATTTTCATTATTTTCTTCATCTAATTGCACTATTATTTTTTTTAAATTGTCAATACACGTTATATTTTTTGCGTCAAATGATAGTTTTATAATATTATTTCTACTAACTAATTGGAATAAACGCAAAAATTCTTCCTTTGTATAATTTCTATTGTCTCTTTTTAATTTCGATATTTTTTCCTGGATTGTATCCATCTTCCTCAAATAATCTGGTTTATCACGACAAATTGTGGCTATTTCTTCCGATAAAGGCGTCGATGATTGAAATTTACATAAAATAATAAATGCACGATAAATTATTTCTTCATTAAAATCATTTGAAACAGCTGGAAAACTGCGTTTACTATTCATTTCAGACAACATCATCGCGCTTTCTGTTAAAATTTTAATATCACGCGCTAATGACGTTAAACTTATAACAATATTATTATAGTTTTCTATGTTATTATCATCATTAATAAAATATTGAAGAGAGGTTAGAGCAGCATTTCCGCTCTCATTACAGCACGCGTTATCCATATATGTTTGGCCACCTGATTTTAATAATAAGGTTTTCTTTTCTACTAATTTTTGGATCGATTCTTGAATTGCAAATGAAAATGATATTATTTTCGAATCTATTATTAATAATTTTTCTAATTGTTTATATCTTCCTGAATGTAAATCCTCTTTTAATTCATCTGTAAACCCTTCTGATATATTTTGTAAATGATTTACCTTAAATATTTTCAAAGGAGGTAAGAAATTCAACCATTTTGATAAATCGTGTTCTTCAGGTATGAAATCTTCCGGATTAACTAACAAATATTCCGTTTTTTCTTTTATTTTTTCCTGGACTTCCCCGTGAGGTAATACATACCTTATTATAAAAGATTTTATCAACGTTATAATTTTTTCTTCATTTTTTGGTAATACATTCCAGGGAATTGTGGTTGGATCACGGCTTTTTAAAGCAACACACGCCACATAATTTACTGAAGTATTATCACCCTCGCCTTCAAAAGGGAATCCCGAAAATGAACGAACACATCCAGGCGCTGTTTTACGCGTCTTTATTGAAGGAATACTTGTTTGAATTCCTACTAAGTATAGACCTAAAGTTAGATATAAGATTGCAGAAGCATAGACGGTTCCATACGATGGTATTTTTTTACCCCTTTTTGCGGCTTCTTCTTCTCGCTTTCTATATGCAGGTTCCTTTTCAATAATATTTGTATCACTCATTAATTCAGTAACCACACGTATTATAAATTCTCTCGATTGTTCAATATTTATTCCCATATTTATAGACAATATCGACACAATATTAGAGACTATTTCCCCTTCCGGACTTAACCGTTTTGCTTTCTGTTTGTCTTTCTGATTTTCTAATATAACTTCACCAGCATCTTTTTCAATTATAGATCTACTTATATCAACAAAACCATCCTTATATTCTTCCGACGCATCAAAATCAATCTGGCATATAACTTCTCCGCTATTTTCATCCACCCAGGCATCTCCGTCATCCGATCTTTTTCCTATTTGTCTTTTTAATTCATTTAATACATCATCATATTTATCATTATTATTAATAAATGTTGATGCCAAAATATGATGAAATTTGGGCAATAATTTTGTATTGGTTTCATTACAGTATAACCACCATTCATTTTCCATATCACCGTCATTTATATTAGGTGTTAAAGAATTACCTTGATAACAATATAACGCAACAAAACGCACAATATCATTTTGGCGTTTTATAAAATCATTTTGTCCCATAATTAAATCACGTAATTTTGTATATGGAGACATTTTCCTATCTTTTATTTCATCTTTTATTGATAATCCCAAATTATAGTAAATATTATTGTATTTTAAACTTTGTTTTTGTTTTACTTCTTGGAGTCTCTCAAATAAACTATTATAATAATCTATTTTATTAGTAATATGCGTGTTTAATTCTGCTTGTGATATTTCATATTTTTGATCGAATTGATCAATAATTCCTTTTAAAGTGTTTTGAATTATCGTATCTTTTGATACTTCTGTTGACACACATTTATCATCATTATTTTCTTCTTTTTTTAAAGAAGTATTATACATACAATTATAATCTATATTACATAATACATCATCCTCTTTAATAAACATTTGTTTGTCTAATTCATTATCTAATACCCATACATCATTATTTCTAACATAGTATTCCATTTGATCTGCTCTTGGATCATTTTCACCACTTTCACTTCCATTTGTTAATATTAATAAAGCATAATCACCTTCTCTCACACGTTTTGCTTGATTTACGAGTGTGTTTGCCATATATTCAGCCCTTTCTTCATTCATATTACCTTTTGTTCTAAATTCATCTGATAAAAATAATACAAATTCTTCCGATGATAACTGGTCTCTTTGTTTTTTGTATTTTTCTTCAATTAAATCATAATTGGTTGTATCAAACTCTTTATCAAAATAAATCTGTTTTTCATTATCGGATAACATTGTTTCTGTTGAATAGTATTTTTTCGCAATAATATATGACGAACATTTATCATATGGTTTAAACTTTTCTATTATTTTTTGCATACGTTCTTTATCATTATCAAATACATTGCTAAGATTTTTTGGAAACATTAATGCAAGATTATTAAATGATGCGACTGTGTTAAATAAATTACCATAATCAGCGACCGTAACATTTTTTAGGAATTCGGAGCCACTAATGGTCATAGCATTTGAGTCATCATATCCATACATACTCATTATTAACTTATTACTGAACTTTACAATTGTGGTTGTTTCTAAAAGATAAAACAGCGGATTTGTAAAAGTATATTGATATTTTGACTGGAGTTGACCCCTTGAGTTTTTTATATATCTTAAAGAAGAGAACAGCATATTATATTCTTTAAACTTTGTATTATATTCTTTTATTTTCTCATAAATAAAGCTATTTATCTCTCTATATTGCATATAAGTTAAATCAATTGGGTAAATCATAAATGGTTCCAAATAATTTACAACATCAACTAAAGATAACCGTCCTTTAATGTATTTTTTAACGAGTGAAAATAACACTCTTATTTTGGGTATAATAGTTTTCAAAAATATTTTATAAATGTCTAAATTGCTTATATTGTCTGGTTTTTTATATTCGGTTAAATCCAATAAGTATTGTTTAATATTATCGACAAAATTGGAATCAGTGTATTTTATTTCATTTTCTAATCCATCAACCGTTATTTTAGTTAGATTCGTTTTTTGTTTAAGTAATTGCCAATAATTTAAAAAATGCATATTTAAATTCGCTTTAACTAACAAATTACTACCGGGTAAATTAACCTGAGAAAAACGCACAGCTGGTTCAGGAAGTGTAATTATAGAATTAATTGAAATCGAATCATTAGGCGCAACTTTAACGCGACGAGATATCATATGTTGACCCTTAAAACTATCTACGTGTAATTTTTCTAATGCTAAGTTATATTTTTGAATTACAAAACGTCTATTTGTTATTTCAGAATTACCAACAATAGTAGAATATAAATCGCCCAAATTATCAATAATTACATTCATATTTGATTCCACATTTCCTTCAATAATTATACTATTGGGTTCAGTAAATACATTGTTAGTTACATCAGGGTTTACCGAATAAAATGGGTTCATAAATTTTTCAAATGATTTATATGTAAAACTCGAATACCCTGATTTAGTATTTCTATTTGATTGGTTAGTAACGTATATAGATGACATTTCTTTTAATTCATCATTAATATTTAATGTTTCATAGTCATCATACCGCTTATTTTCCGGTATTTTAGAATCGGGATATATCTTTTTTACATTTTTAGCAACCATCATAATCCAATATAGATTATTCTTGAACTCAGACAAATACTCCGCTAACGGTCTATCATTTGCAGTGCGTTTTATTATTCCTGTTATATTTTTATTTTTATCAAATGTGGAAGATACTTCACGTAATTGTAAAAAACGAGTAATCATAATATGGATACTATTTAACACATTGTTAGTTCGCTTATAGTTTGGAACTGTCGAAAGCATCTCTTCTAATAGATCATTTGTTTGATTTTCAATACCATATCTATTTTTATCTTTATCTATATGTATATATTCTTCCACATTAATCACTTCACCAAACTGTATATCATTTATATCAAATATCATTTTTTTTATTTTTTCTTTTACAACCGTTTTACTAACTTCTTCTAATTCTTTGTCTTCAATTATATCTTCTAAACTTTCTTCTGAAACTTCTCCTTCAACGTCTTTATCTTCTCCCTCAACTTCTTCAACTTCTTCTTTTTCAATTATTGCTGGTCTTATTTCAAATGCTACAATAGGCAAATCTTCTGGAATACCTTTATAAGCAAAATTGATATATATTATATCATTATCAGTAGTCCTAATTTCAATCATATCTTCTTCAAGATTTGTTATTTTTCCTGTGATTATTGTTGGAATTTCTCCTCCAAAATAAATATTAATCCAAGTTCCCGGTAATAAATCATTTTGTCTTGCATATCCATTTTGTGGATTACTACTTAACACATTTATTGAATTAATATTACCATCTCCAATTAATCCATCCGGTGATATTTGTAATATAGTTTTTTCAAAAGTCTCACTATTTATTAATATTACTTTACTTGAATCAATATAATCTATTAAAAAAATATTATTATTAAGTATTTCATTAGATGGGTCAGTTATTAAGATAATATCACCTAATTTTAATAAAACGCCTTCTTCATCTTCTTCAACATCTTCTTTAATAACTTCTTCCAAATTTTCTTCCAAATTTTCTTCCTCTTCCAAATTTTCTTCAATATTATTCATAATATATTGTAATAAGTTATTTTTATATTTAAAATAACATTATTTTGTTGTAATTGATTTATTAAACTGGTTTAAAGACTATTTATAATTATAGTATAATAATGGATAATCAAATTACATACAATCTTTCTAATATTTCCGGATTTAATGATTTAATTAAGACTGGTTTTATAATTCCTAATTATGAAACACTTAAAACAGATCATTCAACATATTATTCATCACAACAATATTATAATGAAAGGAATGAAAGTTATACTATTGTTAGGTATAAAAAAGAATTTCTGAGACCTGATCTTATTAATACCTATGGGCTTTTACGTTCTGTTATATTTGCAGGACAAAAGGTATTGTCTTTTTCCCCTCCGAAATCATTATCCGCCGATAATTTTATGTCACAATATCCCACCAAAAACGAAGATATTATTGCTCAAGAATTTGTGGAAGGCACAATGATAAATGTATTTTTCGACCCAACATGTGAAGAAGGAAAATGTTGGCAAATTGCTACACGTAATACCGTCGGCGCTAATGTTTCTTTTTATAAAGATTCTGGTATGACATTCAATGAAATGTTTATGGATGCCTGTGCATATAATAATTTCCATATTCAATTATTAAATCCGCTATTTTGTTATAGTTTTGTTTTACAGCATCCCGCAAATAGAATTGTAGCACCTTTTAAACATCCTCAATTATATTTAGTGGCAATTTATGAAATTCTTCAATCAGAAGAAAGCATTATTGTTTCAGAAGAAGATTTATCAGAAGTAAAAACACGTGGTTTATTTAATTCAACTGGACTAAAATTTCCCGAAATATACGACTTTTCAGCATACACAGAATTAATTGAAAAATTTGCGTCAGGTAATACCCCATATTCTGTAATGGGTGTCGTTCTGAAAAATACAAAAACGGGTGAAAGAACAAAATTTAGAAATCCCATTTATGAAGAAATTCGACAATTAAGAGGCAATCAACCCAAGCTTCAGTATCAATATTTATGTTTAAGACAATCAGGCAAATTACCAGAATATTTAAAGTATTATCCCGAGTCGAAAAAAGATATGTCCACTTTTAGAGACCAGCTTCATATGTTTACAGAGAATTTACATAAGAATTATATTTCCTGTTATATACAAAAAACACAAAAGCTAGGTCTTTATCCTTCGCAATATAAAACTCATATGTTTAAACTTCACGAACATTTTATAAATAATTTAAGACCACAAAAGTTATATATTACTAAAATAGAAGTAATTAATTATGTGAATAAATTACATCCCTCTTTACTAATGTATTGTTTAAATTATAATATGAGAAAACATACAATAGATACAAATTCAAATAGCGAATAAAAAATAATATATAATTAAATAATATAAATTATATATCTTATAATAAATGTGCTTTACAAAAAATATTTTATTAATAAATAATCAAATATTTCAAACAAATAAATTAAAAATAACAGAAATATATCCATGGTGTGATTTTCAAACTCATATTGGAGCTTCTGAAAATACTGGTAAATTAATGTGTAACATCGTGTTTAATACATCTTTGGAAGAAGTACAAATAAATAAAATTACTTATTATATTTATGAAAATACAATTTCAAAACCACATATATATACTCCACAAATTCATACAATAAACTGTAAACTATATGAAAAAAATGAATGTAATATAATTACACGTCAAGGACCAGAATTTACATATGGAGAATGTAGTTTATTTAAAGTGGCTGTTAAGGTGAATGTAGAATATAATAAAAAAAAATATACTCTTACAAGTGATAAAATAAATATTACAAAAACTTCTTAAATTAAAACAATTTTCTAATATCTGTAAATTTTTTAAGAGCTTCATCGATAACGGAAATGACAATCGTTTTTATATATGGGATACCCTTTGTTTTATCTACAAGAGATATTCTTAAAATACTATCGGTATCGTGTGGGTGAAATTTTTTAAATCCAACATAATCAATTACCTTTAAGTCCGTATAAAATATTGCGTATAATTCATAATTTAATATATTTCCAACAGTATAGTCTTCATTAACTAAAGTAATATCATAACAGTTTTCCAATAAATTATCAGACCGTTTTATTTCTACTTCATCACTTTTTATCAATTCTTTTAAATTATTCATTTTCGACGATAAAATATTACACGCTTCCATAATTATTTTGTCATTTTCATAAATTCCTACAGTTCCAACAATAAAATCAAAACTATTTTTTATCACATATCTCATTCCTTCTAAAAGCTTCCAATTCTTAGATTCGAAAACAATCTCAGCCTCTTTTTTCCCTTCATCTTTCCATTTTTGTTTACGAATTTCCAATTGTTCTTCCATTTTTTCATAATCTGGTGTAAATCCTAAAGAACACGTTCCAGTTACATTAAACATACTATCTTCACGAGAGGTTCCTAGTGTAAATTTACATGTTAATTTAATTTTCTCTCCAGGTATTTCATCCGAAATTTTAGGTCTTAAACGAAGAAAGTCGATATAATATTCCCCATTGCCATTAGGAGGAATAAATGGAGGAAATATCTTTTTGACTTCACCATCTTCTAAATATTTGTTAGTTGCTGTATTAAGAATTTTAAAATCCTTTGTTGTAACAATCATATTTGTATCAGTATTATTTTCAACATCAACTACAAGAAGATAATCTTTTATTGTGTCTAAAGGATTTTCTAATTCAATACAATTTATAACAATAGGTATGCAACTTAACCGTTGTTTAACAATTTCGTTGTTTAGACGACAAGTATTAAAAGTTATATTTGCATTGTTTTCTTCATAAGGTGTAGTTTTAAATACACATATTCGTATATCAGATAATATTGTTCTTCTTATAGCGTTAATATAACTAATATCTATATTAGAAATAGTAAAAGTCATAATTCCGTCTTCTTCCTTTAATTGAGCGATTTTGATTGTCATTCTATTAATATAATTATATATTTCTATATATTGAATTAAATAAATTCAATTTTTTAATATAAATTAAATATTTATTATTTAATTATTTAATTAGTTAAAATATCATAGGAAAAAACTTATGATATTTTAAATGAGTTGCATTCTATACTATAGCAATTTCTGCGAACCTTCAAAAAAATTATTACAAACGGTTAGTAAAACACAAAATGTGAATAATATTCACTTTGTATGCATTGATAAAAGAATAAAGGATAATAATGGAAAAGTATTTATTATTTTACAAAATGAACAGAAATTATTAATGCCTGAAAGTGTGTCACGAGTGCCTGCCCTTTTATTGTTAAAGGAAAATTATAAGGTTATTTATGGGGATGACATATATAGATATTTAAAACCACAAGTAACTCAAGAAATTAAACAAGCTACCAAAAATAATATGGAACCGGTTAACTTTCAGGATGGATTTGGTTCTTTTGGTGGATTTAGCAGTGGTGGAATTGTGTCTGATATGTTTAGTTTTTTAGATCAATCAGATAGTGAACTAAGTGTCAAAGGGGATGGAGGATTAAGGCAAATACATAACTATGTTACATTAAATGAGTCTATGGATATGACGATGAAATTACCACAAGATGATTTTGATTATAAAAATGATAAACTTAAGGAAGGTGAGATGAGTGTTGAATCGTTGCAACGGCGAAGAGAGGAGGAATTATCTAATATAAACTATAAATAAATGAATTACTTTAAATATTTAAACATTTAAACATTTATATAAAATATTATTTAAAGATAATATATATTTAAATATAACTCAATGACAAGTAATTTTGTTACCATTTTTAACGATCACTTTAATGAATTTGTAAATGATATTCAAAGTGTATTTCCAGATGATACTGATATATTAACAGCAAAAAATGCGCTTTTAGCTATTAGAAAGGCAAATCCGAAGTTAATTGTTCGAATTTGGCTTAAATATGTTTATAATCCTTATAAAGAACAAATCGAATCTGGTGACATTACGTTTTTTCTTACAAAAGATTATGCAAATGACTTAGCTAAAAATGACAATTCTGACAAAATTATGGAATCCATTGACAGATTAAGAAGCCCTATTAAAAATATGTCGCCTGAAAATCAAGCTAAAACAATGAAATATATTCAAAATCTTTCAAAATTAGCTATATTAGTTCCACAATAAAATACAATAAAATAAAATTGAAATAAAATATTATATATAAAGTTTTTGTATATAATATACCATAATGACAAATCCTGAATTGCCAAGTGTTATCGAAATATATTACAAAATTCCGTTTACGGAGACAACTGGAATATTTAAAATAAAAAATAGTTTAACAATAACTGAATTGTTAGTTTATATAGATACTGAAATTCGTTCAGATTTAAACCATCATTTTGAACATAATGCTGAACTTCTTTCACAATTAAACATAAGTTCTGAATACGATATTGAAGTCATTGATGTTGAATTAGGCGAACTAGGACCTAATCTGGAACCCAGTGAAGAAACATTAAGTGAAAGATATAGAAATAAATTATTTAATAATTGCTTAGTGTATTATTTTCGTTTAGTAGATCGCTAGCAAAAGTCTGTTTTTACATACAAAAACGGGATTTTGTAAGCACCGGAATAAAACTTAAAAAATCAAAATTCTCTTTAAGTAGTTTTAATATATTATATTGGATTTTTAAAAAAAGCCAAAAGTAAATTAGGTTTTGAAAAATGGACATTTATAAATGTCCAAAATTGAAAACCCAAATGACTTTCCTGAAAAAACACGCTGAACTCGAGTTATGACGATAATGCTCTCAATTCCATTTTTTCTTCATTTTTTTTGTTACCATAAAAATTATATATATTATAGAAAAAACTTAAAGATTTTATGTTTAGGTAGATTATGGAAACCGAGGAAACGAGCGCGAACGAGAAAAACGAGAAGATTTTTGCGTGTTTAAAATGTGACTTTAAATGCTCTTATTTGAGTGACTGGAGTAGACATATTACCACACGAAAGCATCAAATGGAAACAAATGGAAATCAAATGGCAACAAATTACGAGTGTGATTGTGGTAAAAAATTTATTACCAATTCTGGGCTATGGAAACACAAAAAGAATTGTTTAACAGAAAAAATACAGTATATTGATGGAATCAATATCAACGATAAAAACGCTTTAGTTATTCATTTGTTAAAACAAAACACGGATCTGCAGCATAAAATTATGGATATGTCTTCTAAATCAACTATAACTAACAATACTAATAATACAACTAACAACACATTTAATCTCAACGTATTTTTAAATGAGACGTGCAAAGATGCAATGAATATATCTGATTTTGTTAGTTCAATTAAGATGGAACTGGATGATTTAGAACACGTTGGTCGAACTGGATATATACAAGGAATATCTAATATACTTATAAAAAATCTCAATAATATTGAACATCATTTGAGACCACTTCATTGTAGTGATTTTAAACGCGAAATATTATATATTAAAGATAATAATAAATGGACCAAAGATACTGATAATAAACCCATATTAACAAATGCAATCAAAATTATTGCTAACCAAAATATTAAACAAATCAATAAATGGGTTCAACAATATCCTGATTGTGTTAAATCAAATTCAAAGAAAAACGATTTATATTTAAAAATTGTTAGTAACTCAATGAATGGATTAACCAAGGAAGAAAGTGATAAAAATATTCATAAAATTATTACAAATGTTGCTAAGAATGTTACAATAGCCAAATAATATAATTAAAAAAATTATTAATATATTTAAATTAGTTTGATTTAAATATATTTCTTTTATTAAGTTTATACGAATGACCGAAAAGCTCAAAAATATCGAAGACTTAAATCCGCCAGATGAGTTTTATAAAATTATCAACGATTTTACGATTGATATTTTAATTACTTTCCCTGAATACTCGGGTATTATTTCAAGATGGTGGAATAATTTAGAAGATGAAGAAACAAAGAAAAAAGAAACGTTAGTTGTTTTTAGGCATTGTATTAAAGTATTTCCTGAGCGTTTTTTCGACATTTTATACAAAAATGGTGAGCTTTTTTTAGATGAATCTGAACACAGCACCGAATTCTTACCCGGAATAGTATTTAAGCAACTTTGGAATCTAGATATTAGCGATAAGACAAAAGAAACTATTTGGAAATATTTACAATTAATTTTATTTTCTGTCATTGGAACAGTGCATAATAGTTCCGACTTGGGCGACACCGCAAAATTATTTGAAGCAATTAATGAAGAAGAACTTAAGCAAAAATTAGAAGAAACTTTAGAAGGTATGCAAAACTTATTTGACACTGGTAGTTCACCATTAAATGAGAATACGGACGCCTCATTTAACGGAATTAATATGGAAAATATGCCAAACGCAGACCAACTTCACGAACATATTAATTCAATGATGGAAGGCAAATTAGGTAAATTGGCATTAGAATTAGCTGAAGAAACCGCAGAAGATTTAAATTTAGATATGGATGATACAGGAGACGCTAAAGATGTTTTTCAAAAATTATTCAAAAATCCGGGTAAAATGATGAATATGGTAAAGAATATTGGAACCAAAATAGATGCAAAGTTGAAGTCGGGTGAAATTAAAGAGTCGGAATTAATGGAGGAAGGTATGGAATTACTGAATAAAATGAAAAATATGCCGGGGATGGGCGATATGCAAAAAATGTTTTCACAAATGGGAATTCCTGGTTTAGGTAAAGGAGCGAAGGTTAATATGGGCGCAATGGAAGCACAATTAAACAAAAATATGAAAATGGCCAAGATGAAAGAGAGACTTAAAGCTAAACAAGAACTTAAACAAGAACAAGCACTTAAACAAAGTCTTAATCAAGAGCAAACACAAGAACAAATAACCGTTTCTGAAGAGGAATTATTGAAAATATTTAGCACTGGAGAAAAAGTGGAAAAAACACCTAGAGGAACAAAACCACCACTAAATGAAAAAAATGGACAAAGTGAAAAGAGTGGACAAAGTGAAAAGAGTGGAAAGAAGAAGAAGAAAGGAAAGAAATAGTTAATAAAGTTAATATAAGTAAATCCTTTTTTTAAAATTCTATATAATATATAATGACAACTCCATTTTGGTCCAATGATCCCACCATATTATTTAATAAAGAAAGTCTTTTACAAATTTGGCCTAAACAACAAATGACATTTGAAAGCAAATTGAACGCAATTAGTCGGCTAGTTATTATTATGACAATTTTAGGATTTATTTTTACAAGAAATGTTAATTTAATTATCATTGGAACACTAACATTAGCAATACTTTATACATTATATAAATTAAGAAA